GTTTAATTAGTGTATCCAGCTTCATGCATGGTACCTCGGTTGTTATTTCTTTACCGAGGTTATGCCCTAGTTCTCTATTACGAGGGATAAGCCCACTTCCTTCATCCAAATGTCCAATTCCTTTTACCCATGTATCAACTGCTGAAGCAGGGTCTATGTAAGTAAAAGAAGCAGTTCCGTCTCGATCTGCTATTGAACTATTTTGAATAAAGACAAACTCATCCCCATACCTTTGCTTTAGTACATTACAGTAGTATGGAATAGGTTCGACATAAAGGGTGTTGTAGTCTTGATCAGGCCGAATGTTGTCAAAATCACTCGCCCCGATTTCTATGTTCCAGGCTTTCATGAATCAAACTTGGATGATGCTTCAGTTGCCACCCAGTAAGTAATATCCTTACCGGCAAACTCAGCAATACCTCGCTTGGAAACCTTTACTTTATAGCTATCGTTGATTAGTTTAAGATTCTCTTGACGAAAAATAAATCTGAATGTGTGATTGGTTTGACCAACTTTTACTTTGAACGTATCTACTGCAGAGTTTTTAGTGCTACATGTCTCTACGGTGATGCTGTTACCATCACCTACTACAGCCACCTCACTTAGCTTAAGTACAGCCATTGCTTTCATGAGACTTAGAAACACAGACTCAGAGAGATCAAATTCAACATCGGCATCAGGCATCTTTACATCTTTGGTAGGAGCCACGATGAGTGACTCTTCGCCAAAGGTAAAGTTAACCTGTTGATCGCCTTTCTTGATCACCACGTGGGTGTCCATTACTTCGAGTTCAGGTTGTTCAAAGAGAGACATTGCCCCTAAGAACTTACTCATCTCTGCAATGGCAAACCTTTTAGGAATAGTCTCACTAATAGCAGCCTTAGCAATCACGGTGCTGTTAGGTGAAATGGTAGTGAGACTATTTCCCTCTTTGAAAATCATCGACGGATTGATTGTCGAGAAGTTTCTCAGAATGTTTAGCGTTTTACTTTCAAGTTGCATAATATAAAAACCTTTCAATTAGATCTTTTTAACTTGATCCTTTTTCAACTTCGTTACATCGGCTGTTGCAGAAGCACCAATCTGTGCTAGATCAATCAAACTACCTCCAAACACGTAACTGCCAACGTGCTGAAGTTTCATCCAAGGACAGAACCAAACCTTCATACCAGCTTTAGCGGCGTGGTAGCAGAAGTTGTAGTCTTCAGACAAATAACGCTTGGATACAGGATCAATAATACAATCGAAGTATGCCATGATTTCACGAGTGCCATCGAAGTGTTCAGTACGAACATGGTCTGGCTTGTACAATTGTTCAGGGAACTCTTTAGCGTAAACTTCAAATGTCTTGCGACGGGCCATAAAAAAGCCTGTACCAATCTCTAACACCTCGACCGGTTCACCAAGAGGAATTTCTCTCTGCCCACCTTTAGGATTAAACACATAGTCACCAACGTACTTCTCTAACTCGTTAGCATTTTCGTCAGCAAAGCCTTTGTCGACCGCCTGCTTAATCTTTTCCCAGGAGATACATTTCTTAGGATAAGGACCGCCCATTACATCGTAAGGGCTTTCGTCGGTCATCAGTGCCAACATAGCAATCACGTCTTGTGGATTGAAACCAATGTCCGAATCGATGAACATTAAGTGTGTAGCGTCCGAACGCATGAACTCATCCACACAGTAGTTACGAGCACGAGTAATTAGTGACTCGTTAAACAGGTAGTACAACTGAAGTGGGATTTGATACCTAGCACAGAAAGCAGCTAGGTCAGCAATTGATCGAGTGTACATACCAGCACACTGACCACCATACATCGGGGTTGCTACAAATAGTTTTTTCTTTTGAAGTTCTTCGATTTTGATTTCAAGTTTCATTAGTTTGCTCCATACTTTTGATCATGCTGTTTGCCAATCCCATAGTCGCCATCATATAGGTGTAGTGACTCAGAATCGAATAGAAGGAACTGACCGACACGTGTTCCTTTTTTAATCACTGCCAGACCGTTGGTAACGTGCAGTACACCGGCCATTACGCCATGGTAACCGCTATCATATAGTCCTGATGTTATATAGCAGCCGTTTCTATTAAGTGTTGATCGAGTAATAACCCAGCCAGCCTCACCCTCTCCTACACGAATAATATTTTCCATAACAATTTCATACGCCCCGGGTGCAAGGTGAAAGAATCCACTCTCGTCGGGTTGCATCTCTTCTGTACCTCTGTGTTTTTTGTTTTCATTATCAATAACAAATGCGTTGGGTAAAATTTTAAATACTTTATCCAACCTTAAGTCAACCGCATTAGGCTGGCTGTCACCGTTACAGACATTAAACAGGGTACTCTTTGACTGGGGTCCAAGTATATGCTTCATTTACTCTCCAAAAAAATAAGGATTCTCAACTGTTGAAAATTTACTTACTACATCCACCCCAACCTGATTAAAGTTCATCTTCAGTACTTCGTTGGGAGGTGTTTCATAGCTGTTAGGAAAATCTGTCGATGAAATATTCATGTCCATATCCATATACATTGGTGATATTTCATTCCTGAATAGAAATAGTGACAGCTCATCTTTATCATAATATAGGCAACTAAACGAGCCATCCAGCTCATTCAATGTGTCAACTCCTTCCTGCAGACCTTTTAGTATTTGCATTGTGTCCTAGGAGGTGGAGTACTTCTCTGCATTCTTCTTTACTTGTTCAGCTTTGATAATGCCGTTATGCCAGAGTGCTTTTTGTGGCCATGATTTATAACGATCGATAATAATTGCCGGGTGCACTGAATCGAGTGTTCTTGCCTCTGTCGTCGGTGCCTGTACATGTACAATGGCGTAATTGTTTGGAGCTATCATTACCGGATCAAGATTTACTGTACCCATTTTCTGAACAAGAACAGTAAGAATTCCTGTCGTTTTATTATACATCGACAGGGAATGAGAATGTGAACCGCGGTATGAATTTAGGGCGACTAGCTCTCTAAGTTTTTCTATATTGCTGGAGCCAACGATAGCGCACAAAGCATGCTCTCCTCTTTCAATTTTTCAAGCTCAATTATAGTTTCTTTTGCACTCTTATGCCACACCATATGACCACCAGCCATTGCAAATGGTCTTACACACTCATATGAATCATCAATAAGAATAGACTCACCGTTAGCGTAGTCTGATTTTTCCAACTTAGTACGGGTGAAGATGGCAGGGAGGTGTCCTAGGTTGTAATTGATCAGCCATCGATTCTTTTGCAGTCGTACACTGCGATGATTTCGACGGTTGCTTACACAAGATAGAATAGTAATATTTACATCAAGAGTGTAGAGGTAGTCCATCAGCAGAGTCATATCTTTCATAGGGTTGAGGTTTTCAAACCCTTTGTTCTCTACAAACTCATACCAGTGATATTCTTCCGGATCATCTCTACAGTTTAACCCGTAGCATTTTTTATACCCCTCATCAAAATCACAAATCACTCCATCCATATCCAGGTAAATATTTGTTATAGTTTTCATTTTATTAGTTTATCCCATGGTATGTCAATCGAATAAGGTACTGGGTCCTTCATCTTGGCCTTGCTAAAATTAGCAATACGCTCGCTACAAGAAGGACATTTACCGCAGGACCGCCCTTCATGATCAGGATTATAACAAGTGAGAGTAAGATCAAATCTAACATGGCCAATCTCCTTAGCTATCTCTATCTCATCATACTTAGAAAGGTGACTGAATGGTGCTAGTAGTTTGACCTTATGTGTACGATTCTGTTCGGCAACAGCATTCATGCTATCGACAAACTTTTGTGTAGTATCCCAGTAGCCGTATTCGTCGTGTACCTGCAGCCCGGTGAATACAAATGCTGCTTCATTGGCTTCAGCAAACGAAAATGCTAATGCATTCAAGATCATATTACGAAACGGTACATAGGTCTTGGGTTGTGGATCACCAAGAACGTCTTTAATAGTGGGCATGGCAACCTCACTCCCACCAATGTTAGCGGACATGGGCTTGGCAATCTCTCCCAGGATACTGAGGTCTAACACGTGGTGTTTAATTAGTAGATACTCACACGTTTGTCTTGCCATTTCCAGTTCACGTCTCTGCTTTTGCCCATAGTCAAAGGATAAAGCAATTACTCTTGAGTACATGGAATTAAAATGATGACCGTACTTCTGTTTAAGGATGTAGGTCATGATAGTACTGTCTAACCCACCAGATAAAACAGCTACTACATTCTTATCTGTATCCGGTAGACTTGCTAGTGCTTGTTCTAGATTCATGTATTTGCCAATAGTAGTGGGTCTTGGTTAGCATCTTGTCCACAATGGGAGATGGTCTGTTCTCTTTCCTTTTGCACTCGATGAACATAGACTACTGCATCCATTAACTCCTCCTTCAAATGCTGCAGCCACTGATCAAAATCTAAATCAGTTCGTTCAGTAGTAGTGCCATACTTTTTAAATCCGTGCTGTGAGCGAGAAACAAACTCATAGCAAATCTCATTTACATTGTTGTCTGGTGATTTCATTGTCTTGATGTCTTAGTAGATGGAACAAATGCATTGGTGATTGAATGTTCGTAGAGCAGTGAATTGCTTGATGCACGTATAGGATTAATATCAATACCCCCACGACGTGTATACAAACATGCTACCATCAGCTCTTCTGGCTTTAGCAAGTCCCACAGGCGTTTGTAAATACACTCACAAATTTCTTCATGGAAGTGATTCTCTCTTCGCATACTTACGATATACTCGAGCAATGACTCTGGTGTTACAGAATTAGTTCCCTTAATATGAATGTATACATCACCCCAGTCTGGCTGATTAGTCACACGACAGTTTGAACGAAGTGAGTAAGAACGATACCGCTCGGGTAAATATGTACCATCGGTGAGTACTAAAATATCTGGTGATTCATTATACTGATCAAACTCTATGTTCTCTACATCTACTAGATCTTCCAGTAGAGTAAAGTCGCCTTTAATTGGTCTGATTGTATCAAAGTCACCTGAGAATAATGCTACTTGTACTTCACCACCGACTGCTTTGGAAAGGTCCTCGGCAATTCTATCCTCAATTTGATGCACATCATCCAACGAGTCAATTAGCCTGGCCATGTTGTAGGAGTTGAGGTAGAGTTTAACCGACTTTGACTCAACAATGTTAGGGGTGGCACGAGCATCATAAACAAACTTTAACCAACCGGACACAGGATAGCCATTTTTAAGTAGTGTGGAAAATTCATATGCATTCCAGGTATCACGTCCACAGAAAGGCAAATCATCGTCTTTAAGACCATAATCCGTTCTATTGAGCTGTCTTGGCACGGCTACTAAAAGAGAAGGATCAACATCATCGGGGGTAACGTATGGTTTAACTACTGTGCCGTCCCCGGCCTTGCCAAGGTGAACGGACGCTAGTTTATTAAGTTCTTCTTGTTTGCTCATTAGTCTTTCCTCAAGTAATTTTGTGTAGCCTCAACTACTCTCTCTGTTCTCTCTCTAACCGAGCCATGTAGCCTGATTACTGGACATGGTAGTGTCGTTTCCAGCTTGCTTGCAAAAATAGTTACAATTCTATCTCTGAAAAATTTATTCTCACTCCTCACCCCATCACCAACCAACTCAAACTCTGGTTCAATATAAAACAGAACATCGTAATGTGGCATCACTCTATGATAGACATTGTTTGCAAATGTCCATGTCTTTTCTGACATACCCTTATTATTTTCCATTAGGTATTGTGTGTAGACCAGGCCGTCAAGAGCAGTTCTATCGGTGATCATATTATCGTGCATGAAAACATTCATGACATGCTCCTGCATGATCAATCTCTGTGTCATGTCTATTGCATGCTCATTAATAGGAAACCCATAACTCATTACCCTTCGAGTAACCTCATCACAGATAGCATAGTCTTTGAAAATAGATTCAGAACGCAATGCGTTCAGAAGTGTTGTCTTACCTACTGATTGTGCTCCACTAATTCCAATTCTCATTAATTAGTAACCTCGTCTTTAAGAAGTCTACCCATAATTCTATAGACTTTTCTTTTAATTTGCCACAGAGACCGTCTACAGTCTCCCCCTCGTCAATATTATGCGTCTGAATACGCAATATTTCACCTGCATCTACCTCTGGCACTACTTTATGAATTACGGTACCGGTGGTAGGTAAACCTAACTCTAAAGCCTTCTTCTGTGGGTCTTTACCTTTAAGGATAGGCCACCGTCGAATGTCACCAGGGTGGCCGTTATACACTTCAAACTGTTCACAGATGTCTTCAGGAAGTATTCTTAAGTAACCATGAAGTGTAATGATCCATTTTTTAGAAGAAAATTCCTCTCTAAGAAATTCCATTATTACATCGTGCTTCCATTTCACGTAATTAAAATCGAGAACATCTGGATGAAATGTCTCTTCGTTCATGTTGTTGGTAAAAACAACGAAAGGCTGAAAGCCCAGCCTCTTACTAATTTCTACTATCTCAGAACCTGATTGACTGAACAGTGCCAGCCAACCAGGCTTCATCTCCACCTCTCTAACCATTACAGATTGCTCTGAAGCACTCGATGTTGTAGAGAATCTTTTCCAGAGATTCATTATCCACCTCTTGATTGATCATTGTGAAGAGTTTTTGTGAGGGTTTATCTTCCAGCCCCTTCTCACCATTATAACGAATTCCCTTCAATCCTGCCACTACCGGGTTGGACGTATCGACACTATCAATCCAGGTGTAATCACGATACGATGAGAATTCTTGCGGAAGACCGCATCCAAGTAAGTGATGGGGCTTGGTGGTATCGATGATTTCGTTATGGAGTAGGTAGTGCAGGAATGCATCCCGTCCGTACATGTAGTGATGGTACACCGTGGGTAATTTTCCGTTTGTGTCTTCATTTACTAAGAACTCATAGTCAAAGGAGAAAGCTACTTTATCTACACGAG